CAGCTGAAAAGCTACATTCAGCTTTGCCTGGCGCTCAGCCAGCTTGCCAAGCAGGTCAAGACCGCAAGCGCAAATCCTCAGCAGACTGAAAATCCCAAGTACGCAATGAGAACATGGCTTTTACGGCTCGGATTTATCGGCGATGAATTCAAGACCGCAAGGGAACTTTACACCAAGCGGCTCGAGGGTGACACGGCTTTCCGCAACGGCAGACCCTAACAAGCAGGAATTAGCTTCCTGCCCCCAACTCCCCCACAGCGTGGGGCTTTTGGTGGTAGAAAGGTGATTTCTGAAACTGAACCTTTCGGAAAGGAAAACACTATGAAACGATATTACTTAGCCTATGGGAGTAACTTAAACATTCGGCAAATGGCGCTGCGGTGTCCTACGTCAAAACCCGTGGGGACTGCGGTGATTAAGGACTACGGACTGCTTTTCAAGGGCAATAAAACAGGTGCCTACCTCACCATCGAACCAAAGGTTGGGGCGGAAGTCCCGGTTGCAGTCTGGTTGGTCGAGCCTGCCGATGAGAAAAGGCTTGATGTGTACGAGGGCTTTCCGACTTTCTACTACAAGACCGAACTAGAACTGCCCGTGAGGTACTTTTCGGGAAAGACCGTAGTCAGAAAGGCTTTCGTGTACATTATGCACGAGGAGCGACCGCTGGGTCTGCCGAGCGGTTCGTATGTGCGAACCTGCCTTGAGGGTTACAGCAACTTCGGTTTTGACGAGAGAATTCTTCTCGCAGCATTGGAGAACAGCAGAAAGGGGCAAATATGAAAGCAAACAACAATTCAAATCTTCGCACCTGCCCCCGCTGTGGGGCGCAGTACGGCGGGTATCCTGCGCTTTCGAGAAAGTACCCAAACACGCAGATTTGCCCCGACTGTGGCACACGGGAGGCTTTGGAGAGCATTGGAGTTTCCGCTGACGAGCAGGAGAAAATTCTCGGCATTATCCATCAGAATACACACAGTTCTGAACGCTGATATTTGTGTACATTATTATCCGAAAACCGCTTGATATAATGCGGCTTTAGAGTTAAAATACAGTCACCGAAAGAAAAATACACAAATACGGAGGACGAGAATATGTGGAAACAGGGCGCAATTGGAGTTAAGGACAGCAACGGCAAAATGGTTTCGGTTACTTTCTGGGCAAAACAGTACGAAGAGCCTAGCGAGGAATACGGAATCAGCGGCGGCAGAATTTCCAAGCTGATGTTAAAGCAGGACGGCAGAGTCGTTTACAACTACGACCGGGGCGAGGACATCAAACCCCAGACTCCCGAAGCCGAAAAGGCGCTTGCGATACTGATACACGAATACAACTAAACACTTGCGAAAGCCGCCTGCGGGCGGTTTTCCTCGTTCTGGGGGTGATAATATAAGAAAGCTGAAAAAGTACAAGCCGACAAAGTTCAAGCTGAAATCCTCGGCTTACGATAAATCCGCTGCGGATTATGCCGTGGCTTTCATTGAGAACCTCTGTCATACCAAAGGCACATGGGCGGGAAAGCCTTTTGAGCTTATAGACTGGCAGGAACAGATAATCCGCGACCTGTTCGGAACGCTGAAACCGAACGGCTATCGACAGTTCAATACCGCATACATCGAGATACCGAAAAAGCAAGGCAAATCCGAACTTGCCGCCGCTGTTGCGCTGCTCCTCACCTGCGGTGACGGAGAAGAACGCGCGGAGGTTTACGGATGCGCCGCCGACAGACAGCAGGCGGCTATCGTGTTCGATGTGGCGGCGGATATGGTGCGAATGTGTCCTGCACTTTCCAAGCGAGTGAAGATTTTAGCATCACAGAAGCGGCTTATATACACACCGACCAACTCGTTCTATCAGGTGCTTTCGGCTGAAGCGTACAGCAAGCACGGTTTCAATATCCACGGCGTTGTTTTTGACGAGCTGCACACTCAGCCGAATCGCAAGCTGTTTGATGTTATGACAAAAGGCTCCGGTGACGCTCGAATGCAGCCGCTGTATTTTTTAATCACTACCGCCGGAACTGATACTCACAGCATTTGCTACGAAACGCACCAGAAAGCCAAGGATATAATCGAGGGTCGGAAAATCGACCCTACTTTTTATCCTGTGATTTACGGCGCTGACGAATCCGATGACTGGACAGACCCGAAAGTGTGGAAAAAGGCAAATCCGAGCCTTGACATTACGGTCGGTATCGATAAAGTAAAAGCCGCCTGCGAATCGGCAAAGCAGAACCCCGGCGAGGAGAACGCTTTCCGACAGCTCCGCCTGAACCAATGGGTAAAGCAGGCTGTCCGTTGGATGCCGATGGAGAAATGGGATAAGTGCGCCTTTGCCGTGGACGAGGACGAATTGGAAGGGCGCGTCTGCTACGGTGGGCTTGACCTTTCTTCTACAACAGATATTACAGCTTTTGTTCTCGTGTTCCCGCCTCTTGACGAGGAGGATAAGTACGTCATTCTGCCGTACTTCTGGATTCCCGAGGACAATCTGACCTTGCGTGTTAACCGTGACCATGTTCCTTATGATGTGTGGGAACGTCAAGGTTATCTCCAGACCACCGAGGGCAACGTGGTTCACTACGGTTTCATCGAGCAGTTCATTGAACGGCTCGGTGAGCGCTTTAATATCCGTGAGATAGCTTTCGACCGTTGGGGCGCTGTGCAGATGGTTCAGAACCTCGAGGGCATGGGATTTACTGTCGTACCTTTCGGACAAGGATTCAAGGATATGTCGCCACCGACAAAGGAATTAATGAAACTGGTTCTTGAACAGAAAATTGCTCACGGCGGTCACCCTGTTCTGCGTTGGAATATGGACAACATCTACATTCGCACCGACCCTGCCGGGAACATCAAGGCTGATAAGGAAAAGTCCACCGAGAAGATTGACGGCGCTGTGGCGACCATTATGGCGCTTGACCGAGCGATTCGCTGCGGGAATGACCATGGGGCGAGTGTTTATGATGAAAGAGGTTTGCTATTTTTATGAGAGGTAAAACAACATGAGCATTTTTTCCGGGCTGTTCAAATCAAGGGACAAGCCCCAAAACAGCACTGCCGGCAGCGCCTACCGCTTTTACATGGGCGGTTCTACCGCAGGAAAGAACGTCACCGAGCGCTCCGCAATGCAAATGACCGCCGTGTATTCCTGTGTTAGAGTGCTGTCGGAAGCAGTGGCGGGATTACCGCTGCACGTCTACAAGTACCGTTCGGACGGTGGTAAAGAGAAAGCAATTAACCACTCCTTGTACCGCCTGCTCCACGATGAGCCGAACCCCGAAATGACCTCGTTTGTTTTCCGCGAAACGCTTATGACGCACCTGCTCCTCTGGGGCAACGCATACGCGCAGGTTATCCGCAACGGAAAGGGCGAGGTCATTGCTCTGTACCCGCTTATGCCGAACCGAATGTCGGTTGACCGTGATTCCAACGGAAAGCTGTACTACAAATACTACCGCGGCTCAGATAAAGCCATTCGCAGCAAGGAATACGAAGTCATTCTTTCGCCGGGCGATGTCCTGCATATTCCCGGACTTGGTTTTGACGGACTTGTCGGCTACTCGCCGATTGCAATGGCGAAGAACGCTATCGGACTTGCAATTGCGACCGAGGAATTCGGCGCTAAGTTCTTTGCGAACGGCGCAGCGCCAAGCGGCGTGCTTGAGCACCCGGGAACAATAAAGGACCCGACTAAGGTTCGTGAAGCGTGGCAGTCGCAGTTCGGCGGGAGTTCCAACAGCGGAAAGGTCGCTGTGCTTGAGGAGGGCATGAAATACACTCCCATCAGCATTTCTCCGGAGCAGGCGCAGTTCCTTGAAACAAGAAAATTTCAGATAAACGAGATAGCCCGAATTTTTAGAGTGCCGCCGCACATGGTTGGCGACCTTGAAAAATCGAGCTTTTCCAATATTGAGCAGCAGTCACTTGAATTCGTGAAATACACGCTTGAACCATGGCTTGTGCGTTGGGAGCAAAGCATGATGCGCTCCCTACTTACTCCAAGCGAGAAACAGGAATATTTCATCAAATTCAATGTTGACGGGCTGCTGCGCGGCGACTACGCAAGCCGAATGAGTGGTTACGCTACCGCAAGGCAAAACGGCTGGATGTCTGCGAACGATATTCGGGAGCTTGAAAATCTCGACCGCATTCCTGCCGAGGACGGCGGCGATTTATACCTCATAAACGGCAACATGACAAAACTGGCTGATGCGGGTATCTTTGCGGCGGCTGACAGAGAGGAGGATAATTCTAATGAAGAAGTTCTGGAAATGGACAAACAGGATAGTGAAGAACGAAGAAACGCAGGAGCAGAACCCGGAGAGAACGCTGTTCCTCAACGGCACTATCGCAGATGAAAGTTGGTTTGACGATGACATCACACCGCAGCTTTTCAAGGAGGAACTGCTGTCCGGCAGCGGAGATATTACCGTCTGGATAAACTCGCCCGGCGGCGACTGCGTTGCTGCAGCGCAAATCTACAATATGCTGATGGACTACAAGGGAAACGTTACGGTGAAAATAGACGGCATAGCCGCAAGCGCCGCTTCGGTTATTGCAATGGCGGGTAACAAGGTGCTTATGTCCCCTGTTTCAATGCTGATGATACACAACCCTATGACGGTAGCTATGGGCGATTCAGCCGAAATGCAGAAAGCAATCGAAATGCTGTCCGAGGTCAAGGAAAGCATTATGAACGCCTATGAAATCAAGACCAGCATGAGCCGCGCAAAGATTTCACACCTCATGGACGCGGAAACGTGGATGAACGCAAATAAGGCGGTGGAACTCGGCTTTGCGGACGGTATTCTTGCCCGTGAAGAACCTATGGAGGAACAGTCCGCTAACGCTCTGATGTATTCAGAAGCGCAGGTGGTTAATTCGCTTATGGGCAGGATTGCAGAAAAGTGCCATATAGCGCCGAAAACAGAACATAAAACCAAAGCCGAGGATTTATTTTCTCGGCTTGATTTGATTAAGAACTGGAGGTAATATACATGACTATTATGGTACTGCGCGAAAAGCGCAACAAAGCGTGGGAAGCCGCAAAGGCTTTCGTTGAAACCAAGCGCGACAAGGATGGACTTCTGTCCGCAGAGGACGCCGCTTCCTACGCTGAAATGGAGCAGAAGATAAAGGACTACGGCGCTGAAATTGAGCGCATGGAGCAGATGGCGGCTATGGACGCACAGCTTTCCAAGCCTACGTCAGCACCCCTCACCGCAAAGCCGCTGAACGGAAACAAACCTAAGTCCGGCAGAGCAAGCGATGAGTACAAGGCGGCAATGCTGAACGCTCTCCGCACGAATTTCAGACAGGTGTCCGATGTACTTTCCGAGGGCGTTGACGCTAACGGCGGATATCTCGTTCCCGAGGAGTACGACAGCCGCCTTATAGACGCACTGACCGAGGAAAATATCATGCGAAAGCTGGGTCACACCATCACCACCAGCGGCGAGCACAAAATCAACATTGCCGCGACAAAACCCGCTGCGGCGTGGATCGACGAGGGCGGGGCGCTCACTTTCGGGGACGCTACTTTCTCGCAGATTAACCTTGACGCGCACAAGCTGCACGTTGCGGTTAAGGTGACCGAGGAGCTGCTCTATGACAACGCTTTCGGGCTTGAAAATTACATCATAGACCAGTTCGCAAAGGCGCTTTCCAATGCGGAGGAGGACGCTTTCCTCAACGGCGATGGTGTCGGAAAGCCTCTCGGACTTCTCTCCGACAAGGGCGGCGGCGAAGTGGCAATCACCACAGCAAGCGCGACCGCGATTACCGCAGACGAGGTTATCAACCTTGTGTACTCCCTCAAGCGTCCCTACCGCAAGAATGCAAAGTTCATCATGAATGACCAGACTGTCGCGGCGCTCCGCAAGCTGAAAGACAACAACGGCGCATATCTCTGGCAGCCGTCCCTCCAGGCGGGCGAGGTCGACAGGCTGTTCGGCTACGAGGTTTACACATCTCCGTATGTCCCCACAATCGCCGCAGGAAAGCCAGTAATCGCATTCGGTGACTTCAGCTACTACAACATCGGCGACCGTGGAACTCGTTCCTTTGCGGAACTCAAGGAACTGTATGCCGGAAACGGTATGGTTGGCTTTGTGGCAAAGGAGCGCGTTGACGGCAAGCTGATTCTTCCCGAAGCTGTGCAGATTCTTAAGATGAAAGCTGGCTCAGGTTCTTCCGGCGGCTAATAGGCGGTGACTATGGACGAACTTCTGACAAAAGTCAAGCAGAACCTCATACTTGAACATTCAGCGGACGATGAACTCATAAGCGGGTTCATCACCGCCGCTGTTTCCTACGCTGAAAGCTATCAGCATTTGTCTGAGAATTACTATTCAGAAAACGCAATGCCGCCAACAACCGAACAGGCGGTTATAATGCTGTCCTCGCATTTTTATGAATCGAGGGACGGCAGTACAGGTGGTTTTTTCGGTGACAATGTTCAGGCGGGAAAACAGGTGTGGGATACGGTGAATATGTTGCTGCGACTGGACAGGCGGTGGAAAGTATGAGTTTCGGTAAAATGAACACACAGATACAGATAACGCAGAAGCGGGTCACGCTCGATGGCGAGGGTTTTCAGACGGAATCCGATGTTATTGTAGCAGAGGTCAGAGCCTATCGGGAGGGTCAGCACAGCAGTGAGAAATGGGCTAACCGAGCCGCTTTTTCCGAAGCTACCGACCTGTTCCGTTTTCGCGCCATTCCGGGAGTTAAAATATCCACGGATATGCGATTGCTCTGCGGCGATTCTGTATTTGAGATAACCTCTGTCGAAGATGTGAAAGGCAGAGGAATGTATATTGAAGTGCTTGCAAAGGAGGTGCAGCCGAGTGGCTAAGGCTGATGTTAAAATGCCCGATGAGTTCCTTTCGAGGATTTCCCGGCTTGGAGCGCAGACCGACAGCATTGCCGAAAAGATGTTACAGGCGGGCGGCGAGGTTGCTCTCGCAAAAGTCAAAAGCAATCTGAAATCCGTTGTAGGTTCGGGAACGAAAAGCAAATCCCGCTCCACAGGAGGACTTGAACGGTCGCTCGGCTTATCTCCTGTTATGGTTGACAAAAACGGCAATCACGACATTAAGGTGGGCTTTTCCGAGCCGAGAACAGACGGGTCAAGCAATGCTAAGATAGCGAATATCCTCGAGTATGGCACAAGCAGTCAGTCGGCAAAACCCTTTCTGAAACCCGCGAAATCCGCTGTGAAAAAGCAGTGCGTGGAAGCAATGAAATCCGCATTTGAAAAGGAGGTCGAGGGGCTGTGAGTCTGCTTTCGGAACTCTCTGCTATAGCCAAAAAGCTGAAAATCCCGGCGCAGACCTCTGTGTATTCGGGAAAGGCACCGGACGAATATCTGGTATTCACTCCGCTGTACGACAGCTTTGAACTTCACGCAGACAATGCGCCGACTTCCGATGTACAGGAAGTGCGGATTTCCCTTTTCAGCAAAGAAAACTACACCCGCGCTGTAAGCAGGCTTGTAAAGGCTTTACTGAGTGCGGATATTACCGTAACCGCCCGAAAGTATGTCGGTCATGAGGACGATACGGGCTATCATCATTATGCCGTTGATACGGCGAAAAACTATGAAATGGAGGAGATATAAATGGCAACAAT